TTAGAAGGAGTTTATAATTCTCTTTACGATCTTGAAGAATTTAACGGTGATTCACAGTATAAAACCTATGATGAGTTGAAGACTAAATTGGCACGTGTATTAGGAACTACAGTTCCAAGAAATACAGCAGAATCAGTTGAGTTGGATGAAGTTGCAGCACCCGCTTCAACACCAGAAGAGGCATCTGCACCAGCAGCTACTTCTACGGATGATACGTTATCATACTTTGCTAAGTTAGCCCAAGAGGGTTAATTATGTAATACTAAAGTTCAACTACAGTATTACATAGAAAGGGGTCTTAATTGACCCCTTTTTTATGCCTATCGATTCATATACGCAGTGAATCCCATATAAGCACCAACAACAGATGCTTGACCCATGTAAAATAGACCAAGTAGATCACCTAGTGCATCGACACGTTCTACAGATACTAAAGGTGTAAACAGTATACCAGTGAATACAATCATGCCAAACATAGACATCCATGCCATTTTCTTTTGGGAATCAAGTTTCTCTTCTTTAAGTTCTATGTTCATTATACGTTCACGGCGATCAACTTCTGTTTTAGTTAATTTACCGTCATTATCTATATCATACTTACTAAATATTTCCATTTATCTACTCCTTATATCATAGTGTAGAGGCTGTGCGCCATGAAAGATCATTATTATTCCGACTTTTCGCTTTTGGTTTTTCATTAACATTATATGTAAATTTCGTTGAAGAGTCTGAGATATTATTTTGATAGTTTTTAACCGCATCCGACCTAGATGCCTTGTCTTGGTTATATTCTTCTTGTAGTAATTTTTTATTTTCAGCTTGTTTCTCTGATACAGAGTTCCTTTTAATAAATTTCGGACCTGTATGTCCTGGTGTACCCCAAAGAGGGTCAACCATAGTATCCGAATTAGTTGTTACTGTAGGTACTGACTTCTTATCTAGCTGTTGTGTAGAAGTATCCATTGATACCTCATTCCCTCCATAGAATGACATCATCTTTTTAATATCATCCGGTACAAGATAATCAAAAAATAAGTTTTTTATAAGCTTCCATGCATCAAGAACAAAATTACTAAGGAAATTGACAATACCTCCTTTACCATCTAGTCCTATTAGAATTTGTTTAACACCGTTCATCATTTTATCAGATGCTATACCCATCTCCTCAGGTGTTTTTGCAGAAAAGAAACCAAAAAATCCATCAATAAAAGATACAAATCCCAGAAATGTATCAGATATTGCCACAAGCCCATTAAGCATAGTGTTACCAAGGAAATCACCTACATGAAGTGCAAACGTGTGGAGTCCACCGATAAACTCACCAAGATTTCTTGTAAAGTTGTCCCAATATTCTAGAGCCTTACCTTCTGTAAATCGTTCTTTAAGTTGTTTTATTTTTTCTCCAAATTGCCCTGCAGATAAGAGTTCAAGAAACCCAGCTATAGCTAATACTCCAGTAACACCTGCAAGTAACGCAAGAATACCTTTCCCACCCTTTATTAATCCGGCCTTAGATAATTTGGAAGTCTTTCCGGGTGTACGTCTAAGCTCAGTTGTTGCATTAGCTAAATCATCCCCCCTATTCTTTCTAAGATCATCCATTCTAATAGCAGTATTCAGTCGGTCTTCTTTAATTTCACCAGTAAAGAATTTTCTGGCCATTCTGTTAGTATCCCCTTCTTCTTGAAGGCCTTTCTCTCGAATTTTGTTGAATACTGTTATTTCATTAACATCTTGACCTGAAGCTGCTACCTCAATAAAAATGTTATCTAGTTTTCTCTCCTGTCTTTTTGTAAGATAACTCTTATAGTCTTCTTGTTTTAGATTAGTACCTGAAAAATCATTAAAGAGTTTACGAATATCTATTAGTACATCAGCAATAATGGCAAGATTTCTATCCATTTTAACTTGTCTTTTGTCATTCATCTCACCGAATTTTACTCTTGACTTCTCTGCTTTATCGTCATCATCAAACTCTTTTAGCCAACCATATGACGACACACCTAAGCTCAAAAGATCCGTACCACGTCTTTTATCTTCTAATTCAAAAAGTTCCTTAGAATTTGCTGTTTGCATTCTATCAAAGAACTCTATAGAATCAAATGAACTTGAGAGTTCTTTAGAATAACTCATTTGATTAGAATTTTGTGTCTTTAACTCGTCAAGTACACTATTAAAAGTAGCATCTGCCATATCTTTACTTCCTATTTAATCTTTCGTTTTCTTCTTCTATAAAACTAATAAGCATTTGTGTATATACTTCCCTTTCCCAAGGTATCATAGACTCTAACTCGGTTAGAGAATAGTTATAATGCTGCATCATAGCAAAATTTGTAGAATAATAATGCCGAAGTGATGTATGAGAAAGGGTTATTAAAAAAAATTGTGGATACCTTCTAATACAACATCTTGCTTATCTTTACACTTATGACAAGTAAATGTCCTTTTTAATGTCGTTTTAGGGACATTAGCTAGAAATCCTGTAACCTTTTCAAACTGATCTGAGGAAAATGATTCAACAAATTCCGTTAATTCAGTTTCCGATGTATCGGCCGATTCATATATAATATCCCCCTCATATATGTAATCGATACAATGTGTAAGTTTAGTTATAATATCAGAGCTCTCTTCCATCTTTAAAACTTCTGTAATATTAGGATATTTTAATTTAACACCTATAGTATCAGATAATTTAATATCTTTATTCTCCATAATATCTAGATTAGACACAGCTATATCAGTTTCAAGGTTAAATTTTAATGGATTTGGTTCATCACATGAGCCACACTTATATGATACTTCTGATGTCTCTCCAACTGACTTTGATTTTAGTTGGCTGTAGATATATTCAATATCAAACATTTTTAATGTTCTAGTAGATACTACGTTATCAATAAAACATCTATCAATAACATCTGTAATAGCTAATAACATAGAATTAACATTGTCTGATTCTAAAGCCAACATTAATATCTTTTCTTCTCCCACTAAGTATGGCCTAAATTTTACTGTAGCCCCTGTAGATGGTATAGTTAATGTATAAGTTGGTACTGCTAATTTAGGTAGTGCCATTCAATTCACCTTTATTTCAATATTTAAATTATGTTGCCTATTAGATTTGATGCAGTTCCAATCATACCATCCATTAAGCCTTCTTCTTCCCAATTGTCAAATGTCACTGATACTGTACATCGTACTATATCATCAGATGTATTAGATAATGTTATTGTATCAATAGCGGTAGGAAAAGCGTTCATTAACTTAACAGAATATGATGGTATAAAATCACCTTCGGCCATTTGTTGTATTTGTATATCTGTTGAATATACATTCTTATAATTCACTCTAAGCTCATCTAAATTATCAGATGGAGGTACAATTAAATCCATCCAGGATTTAAAGTATTTAAGTATGTAATAATCATTAGTTAAGAGAAATGTAAACTTAACAGTATCATCAGTAGCTAATCCATATGGTATCTTAACAGATTTCATACCAGTTCTTCTTGTATACATATCAAAATTCCTACCTGGAATTGCACAGGATTCTGCTAGTAGATATATATCCCTAGGATCATTAAGAAATGATGTTGGTGAAAATCCTCCTCCAGTAACAACAGATTTTAAACCTGTTTTAACTACAGATCCTATAGCATCTCCAACAGAACCAGCACCCCCTGTAAGTAGATTTTGACCCGCGGGGTTATTCATATATATAGCAAACTTATTAGCGCGCGCTAATCCTCCTCTACGAGAGATAGTTGATTTTAATGTATCTATATTAGCTGGTAATGTCATTTATATTGACCTTCTAGATTGTCCCCATACATGGGATTTTGATTTCTTCTTAAACGATTCTGTTTTAAGAAATATTGCTATTTCCCATTCAGGTGCTTCTACCATTGCAATATTTGAATTAACATTAGGTGTTAAATAATGTTTAAAACATGGTGCAAATTCTTTTAATTTAGCAACTGATTTTAACATAGAATAGTTAATTGATATCTTTGTTGACTCATCAAACTTTCTATTATTAGTATTCTCCATTAACTTATCGAGAAACTTAGCTCTTAATACAGGTGAAAGATAATGTAAATTTAATCCATAAAATCCACCTTCAGCTCTTTCAACTGCAATAATTAAAGGGAATGCATCATAATAAGGTAATGTCTTACGGTGCTTAGGATCGTAAAAGAACATATACATTGATCCTGACCTGAATCCTTTTTTCTGGATTAATGCTTTATCTGCTAATACTTTATGCCCATTAACATTACCAAGTTCTTGTACTTTTTGTCGAAACCACTGCCTAGAAGCGTCTGACCTGGCTTGTATACCTGATCTAAATGCTTCCTTTTCTAATGTATCGAATAATGATTGTTCTGCCATATATGTATTTATATACCTATGTCTTGACTTTTACTTAAAAATGTGTTATAATATTACTAGTGATGCGGAAGCCAGGGAAAGTACATTAATACGTGAGTAGTTTAATACCCATCCCCTTTAATGTATGCTCAGTCCATATACAAAACTCACAGTTATTGAGTTCAGCAAAGTCACGTGCAGCTTCCCATTTAGACTGGTTCTTTACATAAGTCAAAGCCTCTTTAATATATCGTTTAGTCTTTCTGGTTCCTGTCGGAGGTTTTGTTTGCCTATCTGGTTTAATCTCTATTAGGTATTTCTTACCTGCACGAGTCTTAAAGTAGACATCAATAAAGTAACGATGCATCTTATTATCTGTTTGACACCGATAAGGTATTACTACTTCTTCAGAATTCCATTCTACTATATCAGTCTGATTGTCAATCCATTTAAAGGTTTGTCGTTCCCACATGGATCTATACGTTATCTTCTGAGCATCACCTCTATATTTTTTTAGATTTTTAGGTGTGAACTTCCCTTTATATGTTTTCATAATTAGTATAAATATAATATAATACACATATTTATAAGGCTAGAAATCACATGGGATTATTAAGCGCAGCTGCGGACGCGGTAGGATTATCATTCGATGACGCTAAAAAAGATTTATTATCAGACAAGGTTGCCGGTAAAATTTTAAGATATCCTTTAGGAATTGGTGATAATAAATCACCTGTTATAGTATTTCATATCCATAAAGCTCAATATTCTCTGAGAGGAGTGAGTACTACTGTAGGATCACACATAGCTCTTCATATGGTTAAGGGGTTTCAGGCAGGAGATTCTCTTAATTACACAGATAGACAATCCGGTATAGCTGGATCAGTAATGATGAATGGGCTACCTTCATCAGAGGAAGCCAAAAATTCAATAAAAGCTATGCTTGGTGAAGAATCTTTTAAAGAAGTTACTTCACTTGCAGGTACAGCAGCTGGTGGTATGATTGGAGGTGGTAGTGGCGCTGTTATAGGTAATATAGTATCCCAATCTTTAGGGAATATGGCAGTGGAACAATTGAAGAATACACAACAGGTATTTACTGAAAACCCATTTATAACATTTCAGGGTGTTAACCTCCGGAGTTGGGCATTTCCATGGACATTTCACCCGTCATCTAAAGAGGAATCACAAGCAGTAAAACAAATTATTCAGAGATTTCGCGAAGCTATGTATCCGGCAAGAACTAATAATGGATTAACTCTTCAATTTCCTATGGTATTTAATATAGAAATATTAAACGCAAATCTTCCTAAAATGCCTGAAGTAGCTCTTGTTAGTTTAAATGTAACTTATAACGGCACATCAAATTCGTATTTCTTAGATACAGATGAACCTACAGAAGTAGCGCTTAATTTAGAATTTAAGGAATTAATGCCTATCTATAAAAACCATGTTAAAGAAGGATATTAAACGTTATGCATTATTTTAAGTATTTTCCAACTGTAACATGGGAAGATTTCGTTGATGGGGTTCATGAAAAAAAGACAGTAGTTAATTTAACAGCCTATACTACAATTGCATCTAAATTAATAGATGACGTTTCATACTATTCTTATGTTACAATACCTCAAGGTGACAGGCCTGACAATTTATCATACTCTTTGTATGGTACTACGGATTACTATTGGACATTTTTTATAATTAATGATCATCTAAGAAATCTGTATACAGACTGGCCAATGACAGATTCTCAATTAATGGATTGGATTGAATCAAAATATCCAGGTATTGCTATATACCCTCAACAGGTTGGTCAGACAGATTTTTCTCATTCTTTTTTTAATTTAGATATAGGTGATATTCTTTCTTCATATTTTGATAAAAATTCAACTGATACTGAAATATCACAAAAAATATCTGTTGAAGTTAAAAACCTCTTTCCTACCAATGGATGGATTCAAGCTGAATATATAGATCCTTCGAAGGGTCAATTTAAATTTGGTGATAACCCGGTTATTGCGCAAGCACAGGTTTTAAAAATAGATGCTTCTACCAATAAATCGGATATAGGTGAATCTTTTTTAATATCCGAAATATCAAAAGCGTATGATGCACCTCATCATTATGAAAATGAAGAAGGTGAGGTTGTAGCTACTAATCCTGAACTAAACGATAGAGGTGAACGAGTCTCTCTCACTTCTTCATCAAAAGACACCACACTAGATTTTTTATCCCAGGTGGGTATAGATTCAGTAGATATTAAAAAACATCATCCAAAAATTCGTCCTGTATCATTTGTTGAATATGAGAAACGGGCAAACATTAACAGATCATATATAAGAGTAATCAAACCGGAATTTATAAAGGAAGTTTCAGAAAAGTTTAGATTAGCAATGAAAGAGCAACAAGAATGAGTCGTAGAGTAAATCATGACGTAATAACTGAGGTTAAACCTGATTCGTTAATTAATTCGTATGATGATTTTAAAGTAATTCTTACAACGGTTAACTCTAATTCTATAGATATATCATCTAACGTCATCACTGTTGAGATATACGAATCTATCGACTCCCCGTACTTAAATGCCACTCTTACAATGATGGATGATTCTGGTCTAATCTCTGGTGCCCCTCTTATTGGTCAGGAAACAATTGAAATACAATTTACTAAAGATTCATCTAAAAAACAGTTATTCTTTAAAATTAATGGATTTAATAATCTTGAATATTTAGATGATAATATAGTCCATTTTGATCTTGAATTAGTTTCAGATATTGAAATGCTTAATTCAACAAAGGCCTTTTCTAAAGCTTTTTCTGGTTCAACAACTTCGATAATTGAAATGATTTATGATCAGTATCTTAAAGAAAAGATAGAAATTATTGATAAATCTGCAGATGACATATCAATAGTATTCCCTTTTATTAAACCCTTTCAAGCTATAGGTAAGTTACTTTCTCAAACCTTTGATAAAAATGGATTTCCTTTATTTCTTTTTGAGACTCTAAACGGATCTTCTATTAAATTAATATCTCTAGCTACCTTAAGATCAGAGAAACCTAAATATACACTTTCTAAATCACCTATTTTAAATACCGGTGATCTTGGATCATCTTTAAGAGGTGCTCATAAGCTGAGACATAAGATTCATACATTAAGTCTAGAAGACTCTTATGACACACTAAAACTAATAAGAACAGGTTCATTTTCTTCTAGATCTGAAGTAGCTGATATATCACAGAAAACAGTATATTCTAATCTATTTGGTTATGAAGGTCTTAGTCCTCTTGAATATGAATATATTTCACCTATTCATCAGATATCGTCACCTTCTATACCCCCATCTAAATCTTTTACCTCACTTATAAGTGAACGAAGGTCCAATTTAAAAGCCTACGAGCGAAATTCAAATTATAATACTATTCAAATTAATAAGATTAATATAATGAAATCCTATTATCATAGAATGGACCTTGTTAAGATAAATGTAGAATGTGACCCTATTCAATCCATTGAGTCAGGTGATATAATTAACCTAATAATACCAAAGAATATACCTAAGATTTCAGAAACTGATAATGATCTTTTTCTTTCCGGAAAGTATATGATTCATGCGATAAACCATAGATTCCATAAAGGAGAATATAAAATGTATATTGATTTAATTGGAGATTCTATTGGTACTGAACATACTCTGGGTGCTGTAGAATGATGCAAGTTGAATTAGGTGTTGTTGAAGATAGAATGGACCCTGAAGAAATGGGTAGAGTAAGAGTTCGTATACTCGGTAAACATACTTCCAATTTAAGCGATATACCTACAGCTTCATTACCATGGGCTACAGTTATGTTACCTAACACATCACCTTCTACTTCTGGTGTAGGGCATACACCATTCTTAGTTGAGGGTTCATGGGTTGTTGTGGCATGGTATGACGATTTTATGCAAGATCCTATTGTACTAGGGTCTATAGCGTCTATATCTGCAATGAGACCTAATATATCCGAAGGGTTTAATGACCCTAAAGGAAAATTTCCATGGGAGTACAATATTGGTCAACCGGACTATAATAGATTAGGACGTGGACTTAATGCGGAAGATAATATAATGCTACAGCAGCGTAGAGGTTTAAAATTATCTGATATTCCAAAAGCCACTAAACCTAATGTAAAATCAACAGAAAATGTTAAGCCAGATGATAGAACAACATGGGATGAGCCAGATCCTAAATCAAATACATATTCACAGTATCCTTATAATCATGTGTATGAATCAGAAGCAGGTCATATTATAGAAGTAGATGATTCCCCTGATGGTGAACGTCTAATGACTCAACATAAGTCAGGTACATTTGAAGAAATACATCCTACAGGAGACAAAGTTGTTCATATTGTAAGAGATCAATATGAGATAACAATGGGTAAAAAACAAGTATTCATTAAAGGGGCATGTGATATTACTGTAGATGGTACAGTCCGTCAACTTATTAAAGGGGATTATATTCTTGAAGTTGAAGGTGATATGACTACTAAAGTACATAAAAATAGATATACTAAGATCGGTGCTCGTGGCGATAAAAAGGGTGGTGGTAATGATGCTTTTGAAATTGTAGGAAATCGTACAGGTAATATAGCTAAAGGTGAGATACTAACAATACATAAGGATTCTTCTATTACAACTATTGAAAATCATAAGCATACTATTAATGGTGATTGGGATCAGGCTATAATGGGTAATACACAGATTACTACTACAAAAGAATGTAATTTAACTACATGGGGTAATTTCGGTACATTCTCTGGATTAAATTCATCAATGAAAGTAGCTGGAAAATTAGAAATTGATGCTAAAGGATTGTGTACATATATAATTGGTGAGACTTTAGCTATTTCTTCAGGAAAATTAATGACAATTAACACAGGATCTGAGAATATTGAGATTGATTCTGGCGATGTTATCCATTTAAATAAATCAAAATAATAGAGGATATATAGATGCCATGTGGACTAGATGTTGATGCCTTATTAGGTGGTCTTCAGAAAGAATTAGATAAGGCAAAAACAGAAGCCCTTAATATGGTAAATTCTGCCATTGGAGAAGCTGAAGCTGCAGCTAACAAGCTGAAAGAGGATATGGAAAAACAAATCCGTGACTGGATGCCAAAAATGCCTGAGCTTCCTGAATTACCAAAAATACCAATGCAGATTGCTATGGCTCAAAAGGCAATGCTGATTGCAAAAGAAATGGAGAAACTAGCTGGTGGAAATATTCCACCTGAAGTCCGAGCAGCTGCCATGAAGAAAATAAAAGAAATTAAAGAATCTTTTAAAAAAGAATGGGGGGATGCACTAGATGAAAATGGGTTTGATATGGAGGAAATTTTTAAGCAAATAGAAGCTCTTAAAGATTTAGACCCTTGTATGCTTATACCTAATATAAAGAAAGACCCGGCTACAGGAAAGGCTAAGTTAGAAGTAGAAACACCAGTATTTCCTACTAAGTTACCTGAGGCAGAAGAGCCATCAAAACCCTCAGCGTCTGCGGAAAAATCTAAAGAGGCTATAGAGTCTACAGATCTTATAGTAGCGGCAAATGTAACAGCTGTTGCAAAAGAGGTAGAGTCAGCTCCTGATGATACTACTATAAAGGAAGCAAGATCTAGTAAGACACCTTCAGGGAATAAACAAATTAAAGGAGCATCTGTAATATATGATGCGTCTGGTAAAGAAGTAACATATACTGGAGTTGATCTATTTTATGAATTCCTAGTGGAAAACCCAAATGTGAAAAGAGAAGATTTTAAACATGCATGGAAATATAATAGAGCTAAATGGGACACTTTAGATGAGTCTACAATTATAAAATACCAATCAAGATTTGATGCTAAAATATCAGGTAATAATTATAAAATAGGAACTCTCTTTCAGGATAATATTTCTTATAAAACCTATGATCGAGGTAAGTATGTACGCTCAATGAGAGGGGTAGAAGATAAAGACCTTATACTAAACTATGATTTAAAATCTCATATAAAACAAATTGAAGAAAAATTAGGGGTTGTTTATGTCTCAACAGTACAATTTCCTATTGAAATGGCTCTATATAGCCGTTTGGGTACATATACAGGAATTGAGAAAATGATGACACCTTTCAGTTGGAAATCAAATGAATTTGCATGGAAAGAACCTGCATATACTATAGAATACGATAAAGCCTCTATCAGATTTAGATATAAATAGTAATATGTCATATACAAACACAATAAATTCTAGAGAAGTTATATATTCGGACTTAAACTATAAGTTTCGTATACTTCCTAATATAAAAGATTTAGCAATTAAAAAGGATGTGGACGCTGTAAAACAATCAGTTATGAACATTCTTTTGACTAATAGGGGTGAAAAACCATTTGAACCTTTGTATGGAGGATCTCTTAGAGATTATCTATTTGAGAATTTTGACATGATAACTGCAGCTGCTATAAGAGAAAGGATTCGCACATCAATAGTTAATTATGAACCTAGAGTAGAAATCCTATCAATTGAACTTAATGATTATATGGATAGAAATGCCCTAAGAATAAAACTAGAATTAAAAATTATATCACCTGAGGATTTAATTACCTCATTAGACTTCATAGTAGAGAGACTCCGTTAATGGCCATTCTAAATAACTTCAAAGTATCAGAATTAGATTTTGATCAGATTAAATCTAATTTACTAGAGTTCCTTCAGTCACAGGATGAGCTATCTGATTATAATTTTGAGGGTTCTGTATTAAACACATTAGTAGATCTAATGGCATACACTACTCATTATAATGCATTTAATGCTAACATGGCCTTAAATGAGTCTTTTCTGGATACTGCACAATTAAGATCATCAGTAGTATCACATGCTAAATTATTAGGATATACTCCACGATCCGCATTAGCTGCACGCGCGATGGTTGATATTGAAGTATTTAACCCTTTCCCTGAAGAAAATTCTGAAAAGCGTTCTACATGGCAACGAAGTGAAACTAACGCTGATACATGGAAACCTTTAGAACTTGTACGTGGAACTCAATTTTCAACTTCCATTCATAATAAAGACTATACCTACCTTGTCACAGAATCATTAGTTCATGAACACAATACTGACACATCAGATGGAGCCCCTGATTATAAATTCAGTAATGTTATGTTAACACAAGGTGAATATAGAACAGTTAAGTATGTATATACAAAACAATCTTCTGAGTTATATATAATACCATTTGAAAATGCAGTCACATCTACTATAAAAGTGACAGTCCAGAAGAATAAAAGCTCTACCCCATTTGAATATTACCATCCAGCATCAAATATTGTAAATATAACCCACAAATCAAAAATATATTGGATTCAAGAATCACGAGAGGGATTTTACGAATTAACATTCGGTGATGGTATTATCGGTCAGTCATTGTCTGATGGTAATATTATTAATATAGAATGTATAGTAGCCTCTAATCCGGCGGATATTTCTAATGGAGCATCAATATTTTCTATACATCAGGATTTAGTTAATTCTAATAAAGTTAATGTTACAACTACAATGAATGCTATCGGTGGAGCTCCTCGTGAAGATATTGATTCAATTAAATATACGGCTCCTGTTGAGTATATATCACAGAACAGAGCTGTAACTCCTGAAGATTATAAAGCTATTATCTTAACAAACTTTCCAGATATTCGTGCTATTAATGTTTGGGGTGGAGAAGATAATATACCACCTGATTATGGTAAAGTTTATATATGTATTGCACCTTTATTTCAAGAAAATACTGTTAATAATGGTATTGGTATACCTACATTATCTTTTCAGCAAAAGGACTATATTAAAAGAACAATTTTAAAACCTAAGAATATTGTTTCAATTACCCCCGAATTTACAGATCCTTCATACACATATATATCCCTTGGTATTTCATTTAAATACAATTCTAATATTACTAAAAAGAATTCTGTAGAATTATCAACTATAGTTAAGAATAACATTTTAGCGTACTATGATCTTAAATTAAGACATTTTGATGGTGTCTTTAGGTATTCGAATTTACTTACTTTAATAGACAACACTGATCCTGCTATATCTAACTCCACAGCTAATGTATATATTAAAAAACGCGTTGAGCTTCGCAAAGAGATTGATAATAAATACATAATACAATTTCCTGCAGCTCTTTTAAATTCTAATCAAGAAACTATTGTTTACTCTAACTCCTTTATATTTTCTGGTCTAGAGTGTATCTTTAAAGATATTCTTAGAGCTGATGGGAAAAGAATAGTATATATAATGTCACTTGTTGATTCTAATAAGCTTCGACAAATTGGTTTAGTAGATGCTTCACGGGGTCTTGTAACTCTTGAAGATTTTAATCCTCTCGCTATGATGGACAGAGATAAGAAATATTTTGAAATAACAGGGATTCCTAATTCATACGATCTTGCTCCTAATAGAAATGAATTATTAACAATTCTATCAGCTGATATTATAGTAAATGGTGAAATAGATTCAATGTTAACAGGTACAACTAATGCAGGTATAGATTATATAACTGCAGCTAAAGGAACATAGAACATGTCACTAAATCATAAAAGGTTTAATGTATCTTCTCAGATATCTTCTTTATTACCTGATCATATCCAATATGATAATAAAGAGATTAATGTATTTGTCGAAAAATTTATAGAATTTTTAGAAAGGGAGAATCAGTCTCTTTATTATCTGAATACTGTATCAAACCATAGAGATATTGATGCTACTGATTCTCATTTTATAGATAGACTTCAAAAAGAATTGGCCGTACCTATTCCACGAAAATACACTGCTAATCCTAGACTTCTATACAAACATTTAAATGATATCTATATATCCCGAGGTACTAAAGATTCTATTAAGAATTTTTTCCACATTCTTTTTAATGATAATGTAGAAGTTTATTACCCCTCTGACGACATACTTAATGTGTCTGATGGTAATTGGTCTTTAAATCGTAACCAGGAATATGATAATACTCAAGTTTTCCGACGTCTTAAAGCATCTAATGAAAATGAAAGATCAAAAACTTTAAATCTTTTTGGTAGTCTTCCGGATGCTATAACTGTATGGCATCAGTCTTCTTATATAACTTTAGTTACACCAACTAATGTAACTTTACCAGGTACTTTAATTGAAGGATCACTTAGAATACCGTCTCTTGAAGATATTGAAAATATTCAGGCTCTCGAAGATGAAACTGTAGATCAATTAGCCACTAGAACCCAAGAATATAAAGATGCTAGAGAAAACCTATTAACCTATTTTGTTAAAACTTATATTAGACCCGGTGCTAAAGATGTTAATTATGGTCAGATTGGTATTGTCTTAAATTCTAATTTTAAAAGAGATGTAGTATCTAATGTTGGGTCATCAGAAGGAGTCTCTAGAATAGTTAAATTTTCCGATTCTTCTGTAGTCACTTATACAGAAGATAATCTTATAGTTCTTCCCAAATCTACATTCTATAAATTAGATAGGTCTAACTATTCTGTACAGTCAAGAACAGTTTCTCGTACATCATCTGAAATACAACCTTTTATTAGCTTTAAAGATGATATACTAAGAACTACTGATTCTATTCATTGTATACCTAAGGGCAATCCTCTATCAAATTCCGGTTATTTAAATAATAAAAAGTTTATCCAAGATTCTTATTACTGGCAAAAGTTCTCTTATGTTCTTCGTACAGGTGTTGATTTTGAGACATGGGCATCTTCGTACAATAGGTTAATACATCCTGCTGGATTTAAACATTTTGGTGAAGTTTTAATAGCTATATTTTTTACAGGTGAAGGTCCTTTTAATAATGTATTTCAATGGCTTTACGGACCTAAAGATGTAAGATCCCTAGAACTTAAAGATTTTGCTAATTACTCCGAGGAAACCCGGTCAGACTTTGTTAGTACTGATTTTATACACCGTGATGGTCGCCCCCTTCTTGGACATCCACTCTATTCCTTTTTAGCTAAGAATCCTGGTTCAGGGCTTGAGTTTAAGTACCACTTAATAGATGGATTGCAAAGAGAATTCCCACTTATAAGAATTAATGTACCTTCTGTAGATGTCTTTCATGATCCTGATTTATCTAATTTTACTTTACTGAACTTAAAGTTTAAAAAAATTACTACCTCATCATCCAGATTGATCACTCAGTCTGAATATAGAGAGCTAGATCTACTTAATTTTATATTCCTATATGAGAAGAATTTAGGTAATGTAACTCACTCACATAAAACTCTTATAAGAGATACAGAAACTAATCATAGAACATGGGTTGATGAGGCAATTGTTCCTGGATCCTTAAGAATACCTACAGAAAATGATCGAAATAATACTAATTCTGAAGTTACAAGTGATCAGTATGATCAAGGAGTTAATCAAGGAATTAAACTTGATATTCCTACATATAGAAAAAATGGTCTTTATGATGATAATTTAACAAAATTTGAAAAGATTATAAATGATGGTAAGTTACTTTTAACTGAAATACAACATTTAGAATTTGAAATTCAGCAGATATCTGAAATAATAGAATCCTTAAAATCATACACACCGACCAATTTACAATCAATAAAGGATGAGCTAGTACTAACAAAAGACAACTTATCTTCCTATTTTAATAATATTAAAAACCCAGCTGGGTATACAGATGCCCTTAGTAATATTACTTTGAAGATAGCCTTTCTTGATAAACTTATTGAGGTAGAGAACGGCGAAAATGATTTTCAGACTGATTTAGAGACTCAGTTAGATACTAATAATACAAATCTTGAAATATACATATCTGATTTTGAAATGAAAAATGTTGATTTTCAGTCTTTATGGCGTTTTAATCATGTAGGATCAAATTCATTTGTTAAAGGTAAATTGTCTGAACATACCACTACAAAAATTACAAAAAGAAATATTCCATTTGAAGCATTTACGAAAAATTTCCTAAGTCTACTCAGACTGCTTGTATCGCTAAGGTTTACACTCGGTAAATATTCATCCGTGGAATCACATATGGTGAAATTAGAGCAATTACCGTCAGTAGTTAGTATAGATAACTTAACTATAATAATTGATGGAAATAGGAAAAAGAACCTAGGACCAACAAATGTATTGTATGCTTCAATTCTTAGCGACTTAAAAGACAACAAACTAACAAACCAGTATACGAACATACCTGAATTGTATAACTGGTTTTTTGGGGAGGAAGTGTCTACCCGTTACAATAGCGACTATACTACTAGCCCAGTTTATAGATGGGAAGCATATATACCCAACTTAAAGGAACCAAACCTTGACCGAGTTAAAGTAAAGTATGAAAACGGTCACTGGGTTTACAGCGGTGATCCATTGATTCCTACAACCGGAGTCTGGTCTAAATTAGACATTCCTACCATTCTGCAGGTGCTAAGCCGAATGATAATTGGTATAGCCCCTATACCTGTAGAGACAGAGGAATTCTCACCCACTTCAAAATTCAGTGGTCAATATGTACCCACTGACTCTGATGCACCACAAGCACTTTCAGAACTTATTTCCGAAGCATATACCGACGAGAAATGGGAAAGTCTTAAAAGTCAATGGAATTTAGAGATTATTAATACTCTAACAAATACTCTAGATGATAATAATCAAGCAAACTACGAACTTCTTTACAGCGAATCAGGAGGGCTTAACCAACAGGAACTTGCTAGTAGGGGTATGCTTGGTAGATATGATGTAATTAATATCACCCCATCGGCTCGTTTAAGAACATACCATTCTTCACTCCTTGTTGATCTTAAACCACAGTCACATACACCCGATACTGTATTTGGTATGGGTGAATATTTTGAGAGACGTAAATTTCAGTATAAATCGGGAATGTATGTATGGAAAGATATTGTAATTGAGTCTATAACATCTAAAAAGTTTGGTGCTAATATAGATTCTGAGGTGATACAATCACCTAGACATGATAGTTTTCATACTAATACCTATACATTTACATCTTTATTCAATCCTGGTACTTACTTTCAACAAAACCCAATTGATAGTTTTGGATATTCAATAATGGCTTACCGAACTGAAACTGGAGTGGCATTAACTTTTAGTTATAATGGTGGACCGGCAACGGAGCGGATGGGTAGCTCTGATGGAATGTTCCTAGCTGGAACATGGCCACCGTATAACAACCTTTCTCACTCAACTGCATTCAATGAAAGTTTAGAGCCTGCAGGTACCAATGCGGTTGAATATAAAAACTATGTTTTTCAGTTTAGCTTACCAGATGAAGTTCATCATAACATTATTACACAACAAGCTGATGCATTTGGAGATGTATTATCTGTAGGACATCTTAATTGGAGTGCCGGAAATGGACCTGAAGCTGCAGATGGTAGAGCTCAAGAAGTTAAAGTATATTTTGATCTTATTTATGCGGACAGTAGTATTCCTACAGTAACTACTGAATTAACAGAGGTCCCTATTGACTGGGCAGGAACCTTTGATGAGCGGCATATTACTGAACCTAATGTTTCGCTAGAGGATAGACAATGGGATTGGTATTACAACCCTGACGATAACTGTATATATCTCGCTTATGAAACAGCATACTTACTCGAGAATCGGACTGTATTATCAACGGATTATGATGAAGGCATTGAGTATACAACTAATAGACATAATGTGGGCGCATACTATCATGGTCTGGTCGGTTCCGAATATCAACCAAATGTTGATATGCTAGGAACCACCAGAAACTTTGACGGATGGTTGTATGGTAAAAATAACGTCTACAAAGCAGCTGCTGATCATTTGGATACTACAGGCAATTCTTTTAATATTCGAATTACTTTAAATCCTAATCTACATTATAATGCTGACGGGAACCTTGTTACTGAACTTATAGGTAGCGATATTGAATTAGGTGCTGATATGACATCATGGGATACCGTATGATAATAAACTATATAAATATATTAAATACAACAACAAGTTAATTATAAATTTTTTAAAAGGTCAAAACAAATGCCGGCAATTATAACAAGTCAATTTAGATTAGATGTAGCGAAGAAAGTATTAAGAGATATTCGCACAAATAATTATTACCTAACCCTAGGTCGGTCTAATCCATGGCCTTTAAATGCGGAAAGTTCCGAACAACCCGAACCTCCATATGATAATCATCAGTACTCTATTACAGATTTATACCAGAATGCTCATACTATGGTTAGTATATCGGAGTCTGTAGGAGGTACATCATCATGTGGTGCAATATTAATGGCTCCTCTAGTTCAGTGGCAGTCAGGTATGATGTATAGAGCTTATGACCCCTATGATATAAATTTTGAAGCTCAAAGTCTTGGTAGTTACTATGTAGTAACCGAAACAAATCAAGTATATATTTGCTTAAAAGCTCCTATTAGTAACGTAAGTTCCAGCTATAATCCTGAATCTTCTATAGGAGGTGCTGTCGGTGCTTATAAACTAGAGGATGGTTACATTTGGCAGTATTTATACACTATATCTACTGATTTGTTTGAAAAATTTATGACTGCAGAATTCTTTCCTGTTCCTTATACGGCAGGGTATTACCATGAGGATTCATCAAGTGGTAATCTTACTACGGAGTTACAGTGGTCTGATGCCACGCAAATACCTGGCAGTAGCCCGGTCAATTTTTTCACTTATGCTAATGCAATATCTGATCGATTATTAGGGGAAGAAGATGCTAGAGTGGCGTACAATCAGAGTGATGATGCATGGAATCAACTTGTAGTTGCTACAGCAGCACAAGCTTTTCCAAATGCGCTATTTAATATTAAAATCAATGGTCTAGGACTACCAGTTGATGCAACTGTTTGGAATGAAGCTCCTTCTGACTACCCACCGATTATAATTAAGGACCTTGCAGAAAGTTCCTCTACTGCTCAAAATATAATAAATCCTGAGAAGGATTTATTAATAGACAAGGAGTTCATTACACATGTAACTAACTCGGAAGGCACTAATAAAATAACAGACATCCAAATACCATCATCTTTAGTGGCTGGTGGTACAAGCATATTTAAACTAATCGACACCAATTTTAAAGAACCAGCAGTTTTCCTGAAAACCACTCATGCTGGCGAGTCTTCGGTGTATGAACAACAATTTGATGCTATTGCTATTAAAGGACCAGTTGGTGGTTTTGGAGCGGACCCTCGTAATGAGTTAAGAGCTCATTATGTAGGAATATATAGAAGTCTTCAGGGTATTGATGCTTCTGATAAATTGCCAGATCAGGGTTCTTTTAGACAATTGGGTATTATAAAAGATGTTGCATTAAATACTAGTAATCATGCAGACACTTTGCGCATTTCTAAACAAATGATATTTGGTTCTAGCATCCCAGCCTCAATAGTTGCAGGTATGCAGATAAAACAAACAATAACCACTACATCAGGTGGTGCTATAGTTAATCAGGCAGTAGGTTATGTAGATGAAGTTATATCAGACGTAACTGCTGCTACATATTATATTTCTTATCATCAAACTGACGATTTAGGATTGCAACCATTCAGGCCCGAAAGTGCAACTGAGTCAGTGAGTTGGTATACCAGATCTGTTCTTCAAGAAGGTGGTTACGGGGAACAAACATTAGTATCAGCGGTACCCGTTTTATCATCTATAGCTGATTCGGAGGTAATAACAGATTCTGGTGATGTTATTTTTCTAGAAAATAGACATAAAGTTACTCGTACTAATGAACAGACAGAAAGAATTAAAATAGTAATAGAACTATAAAAAATTAAGGATTAAAGAATGTCAATCAATTTTAATGTACCACCCTATTTCGATGATTTTGAATCAGTTTCTGAATTTGACGGATCCGACGGTTTATCCCCAAAAGATAAATATCATAAATTACTATTCAGACCATCATATGCAGTTCAGGCACGGGAATTAACACAGCTCCAATCTGTTCTTCAAAACCAAATCACTAATCTTGGACATCATTTATTTGTAGAAGGGTCCTTAGTAATACCCGGTGATGTATCATTCTCTAATGATATAGACTATATTAAAGTTGAGATGGGGTCTATTCCGGACGTTAATGCAGATATAAATTATATAATGTCAAATCTGGATGACTCAGATTCTACTGGCCTTAAAGGAAAGTACTTAGTCCGTGCTATCGACCTTGACTTGACCGGAAATATAACTCTCCCAGAACCTACATTATCAGCTAAAATTTTAAAAGTAGTACCTGCTATAGGTACTGCTCCGGCTGTACTATACATTCAATATTATGCAGCCTCTGCAGAGAAAACTGTAGATACTGGAGTTAATGTTAATGTTAATAAATTTAGGCCGTCTGATGAGCTTAAAGTTATTGATAAAATGCCTTCAGTTTATGGTAGTAATAGTAATAGTAACCCGTCTCCAACTAGTCTGACACTTCAATTTCATCAGGCTGTACTAAAGATTCCGTCTGAATTAAAACAATCTGCTATTGGTAAAGCGTCCCTAGCATTTGTTGAAAAAGGTGTTTATTTTATAAAAGGTAACTTTGTACAGGTTCAAAATTCAACACTTATAGTTGCTCCTTTCTCAACTTCGGCATCTGCAGATATTGGATTTAGAATTAAAGAATCTGTTATATCTTCTGCAGAAGATCCTACATTAAGTGATAATGCTACAGGATCACCTAACTTTGCGGCACCTGGGGCACACCGATATGAAATAAAAACAGAACTTATTGCTCTTGATATTAATACAGATATTGAAGGGACTGATGACGATTTCCTTTTGCTTTGTAGGGTAGATGAATCCGCTGTTAAATGGAAAGTTAAGAGAACTGATTATAATATTATAGAAGATGAATTTGCTCGAAGAACGTTTGACGAGTCGGGTAACTATACAGTAAGACCCTTTCATATTGATATAACAGAAGATAGAGACAATGTAGATTTATTTCAAGCCCAGCTAGAGCCATCAAAGGCATATGTACAGGGATACGAAATTGAAACATTATCCTCTATAAGTGTTCCTATTGAAAAGGCGAGAAGAGCTGAGGATACAGATGCAAAAGAGTCCGTTACAGTATCTATAGGTGTAGGTAATTATATACTTGTATCACCTAGAGATTTTTCTAGTCTTCTTTCTTCTGGTATAGTACCACCTATAGATACTTTTGCTAGAGTCGACTTAAAGAACTTTGATAACTCAACTATAGGGTATACTAGAATTAGATCTGTAACTCGTGTTTCACCTGGATATACTCATGACGACCAGGGTGTTATTATCCGTGATACATCTTTGGATATTTATAAAGTATATCTATTTGATGTATTTCTTAATGAATTTCAAAATTTTTCTTCTGTAGCTTCATTGTTATACTCATCGAATAATCACACATTTGATGTAAAATTGGTATCAACCCCTGCCGTTATAAAGGAAACTGATAAAAATTCACTTGTATATAAACTACCTTATGATCGTGTTAAAACATGCTCTATAGCTAAATTAAATACAACTGAAGAGGCAGATTATAATTACAGATTCAGAACTATTAAAATGTTTTCTCCTAAGCATGGAAATGGTAACTTTATTAATGCTACTGTTAATAATACGGAAACTGAATCTTTCGGTGCATTTAACCAATCTGATTGGATTCTTGAAAAGTTCATCCAGTCTGCAGGCACTACAATTATACCACTTACGTCAGCTATGGTAGGAGCAGCTGTTAGTGGGGATATGACATCAATTGCAATTGATTTATCATCATGGTCTGGAGTTGTTGGAGGTGGAAAATATAGATTAACTGCACCTGTAGACTCCACAGCTATACATAGAACTAAGGAAGTACGTGATATTGAATCTGAAAGATGGGTTTATGACCAGTACGTTACTGCTGACAGTACTGCATATAATTCTGCACACCATTATGATGTTATTACACTAGCTAAAAACGACGTATTTAAAATTAATTTTGTTAAAGAATATATCGGTGACGGTGATTTAGGCGAAACCGGCACCGCAATTTATATACAAAACAATCCGGAACAATTTAAAGATATCACAGAGCATTATATACTAGATACTGGGATGACTGATAATTATTATGACAATTCTAAACTTCGTTTAAGGTCTGATTCAGATTATATACCTTCAAATGATATATTCTGTTCTTATAAATATTTTCATCACTACCCTGGTGATTTCTTTTCTATAGATTCGTACCCTCCAGAAATGTATGATGATATTCCTGTATTTAATTCGGATAATCAGGGTAAATTAATAGAATTAAGATCCTCTATAGATTTTAGACAATCTAAAGATATTGAAAGTAACGTAGGTACATGTCCTCACCCTAATTCTAAATTCCAAACTGATCTTGAGTATTATCTCCCAAGAAAGGATATTATAGTAGTTGATGCTAAAGGTGATTTTAGATGTATTAAAGGTGTTTCTTCCCTAACACCTACATTACCTGAGACTCCATCTAATTCAATGGTTCTATATAATTTACATCTTCAGGCATATACTTTTACTCCGTCCGAAATTCAATATGAAATGATTGACAACAAACGCTATACAATGCGGGACATTGGTAAAATACAAAAAAGAGTAGATAATTTAGAATATTATACTTCCCTATCTCTCCTAGAATCGGAAGCTTCGAATAAAATAGTAGTAGATTCTGAGGGATTTTTAAGATCTAAAGCAGGATTTGTTGTTGATTCATTTAAAAACCATTCAATAGGTAATACACTATCACCTGAATATAGATGTGCGATTGACCGTAAAAGACGTACAATAAGACCTATCTTTCATGAGAATTCTATAGGGTTACAGTACGTCCCACCAACTTCTGAAATCAACCCTGCTGTATCAAGTCATGTTCAGAAAACAGGGGATCTTATTACACTTCCATGGTCTCCTGTAGAATTGTTCTCACAAGGGAAAGCCTCATCGACTATTAACATAAACCCTTACGATGTATTTACATGGACAGGTTCTGTTAAACTTTCACCATCTCAAGATGACTGGAAAGATACAACTCATGTACCTGAATTAATAGTTAATCAGACAGGTATATATGACGCCATGATGTCTATTATAGATGCGACAGATGCTCTTGGTACTGACTGGAATGAATGGGAGACAACTTTCTTTGGTTCCGAATCGACTTCATGGGTATCTGCATCAGGACGTAATTGGCAAACAACTACTACTGAAACAAACACTACTGAAGATCAAGCAAGAGATGGTATTTTAACTGTTAATAACCCTTTTGTTAATTATACAGAGCTAGGTGAGCGAGTAATAGAAATAGGGTTTGCTCCGTTTATAAGGGGTAGAAGAGTATCATTCTCTGCAGAGAGGCTTAAACCCAATACTATAATATATCCTTTTATTGATAATGTTAACATATCGGAATATGCTATTCGAGATAATGTATTTGTGGATTATTCATCTTCAGATGATGAGATTTTTAATCAAATGGTTGAAAATTATGGCGCACATCCATTTGATACTGAGAGACTGTCGCCAATGTTTTATCCAGATAAGCAGGACTCAGTTACTGGAAAAGGTACACACCCATATAGATATGATGCGAACTCTTTAGAAACTATTGCATGGAAATTGTACGGATTAAATGACGCACCAACATATGATAATATGTCAAATATGTATCCTAATACAGAATTAAAAACAGATGCTGCCGGTAGATTAACAGGGTCTTTTTGGTTTCCTAATGATGATGGTTTAAGGTTTAAAACCGGTACTCGTACTTTCAGATTATCGGATTCACCTATTTCTGTAAATAGAGATGAAGAAACTACTTTTGCACAAACACAATATCACGCAAAAGGATTACTAGAAACAAAGGAAAATTTGACAATAGCTACTAAACTTCCTATGTTATCACAGACACAGGTATTTGATGAAAGAACAATATATAATACTTCTAGAACAAACTCTACTAGATGGTGGGATCCTTTAGCTCAATCATTCCTAATAGATATTGATAAGCAACCACAAGGGGCTTTTATTACATCTATAGACTTATATTTTGCTAAAATATCAGAAACTATACCAGTAGTTCTTCAGATTAGAGAAGTTATAGTAGGTCTTCCATCTGCTATTATTGTCCCACACTCAACCGTAACATTATATCCGTCTGATATTAATGTAGATTCTAACCTAGGTCAGGCTGCTACTAAATTTGAATTTGAATCACCTGTCTATCTAGGGTCTGGTAAATCATACGCATTTGTTATTTTTGCTGATACTATCGATTATGAAGTCTGGATGGCGCGTACACAGGAAATAGATGTAGTTACTGATGCTGCTATTTCTAAAAATGTATTTGCGGGTGTATTATTTAAATCACAGAACGGTTCGACATGGTCTCCTGACCATAACGCAGATCTTAAATTCGCTATACATCGTGCAAAATATGATATTTCACGACCAGGAAACCTAGTTTTAGTTAATAAAGAATTACCATTAAAAAGATTAAGAAATCATCCGTTCACAACTACTGAAACTAATGAGTTAAAAGTATATCATAAAAATCATGGTTTTGTTGAAAGTTCTTCTAGACAATCTTATGTTTCATTTTCTGGTATAGAGCGTAATCATCCTACTGAATCTCCGGAGACAGCTAATTTATATGGTATTGATGCCAATAAAATTAATGCTATTTCTGAACACCCTTACTATGATGGATCAAACTTAGTCTCACCAACTGGTGCTGGAGTTTTCCCTGTATTTGATGTAACACAAGACGCATATTCTGTTAGACTTGGAATTGATGAAAATAATAGTGATGGTCGAACTCAATTTGGGATTGGTGGAGGAAAAACAATTGAAGCTTCTGAAAATTATGCATTCTCCACGTGGTATCATCATGCGGCTATAGTAAACCTACCAACTACTAATATAACTTGGGGGGTTAAAACTACTAACCTCGGGACTATTGGAGCTAACAATACAACGGTATATAGAAAATCAACTAACTATAAGGCCTATGTTCCGAATACTAACATACATGAACCTTTTCCGCAAGTTATAACCTCTAGAGAGAATCAATTACATAATGTTGATGTACACGATAACTTACCAAATAAATCGTTTGAGGTTATGGGACAACTAACATCTAATTCAGATTATGTCTCACCTTCTGTTGATATAGAACGATGTTCTGTAGTATGTATCCAGAATAGAATAGGTAACTTCACCGGATATGGTGAATTAACCTCAGTTAATTTTAACCCTACTACACCAGAGTTAACAGGTCTAGGAAGGTTTAATGCAGGATTATATAAATTCGCTATTGACTCTAATAATGAAGCTAAAGGGGGTATACTTAACCTATCTATTGAAGGAAAAGGCCCTATCTTATCTATAGACCATTTTATCTCAGCTTCTAATAAAACATTATTTGAGACAGATAAAGATTACTTAATGATAATAGAAAACCCTTCTAGTTCTGATGCTACAAATGAAAATGTAGGAGTAATGAAGCTTAAGATTAACAAGTCAGATTCCGGAGCTGTAGTGTTTAATGATATTAAACTTAGCAGTGCTTCTACTCCTATTGCGGAATATGTTCCAGGTGTTTATGACTTTACAATTCTTGATAATAAGTCTAGATTTGGAGAGGCTACTCCTGATGCTAGTGGCCCAGGGCCTTACGGTTACGTTAATTTTAACTCTGGCTCTATGGATGTTGAATATGCAGCCAAAATAAGAGTAAGGGTAGATGCAGCCACATCAACAATTGCCTGGACTGATGAAGATAATAACACAGTTGCAGATAATATTAAAGTCTTAGATAATGGCTCGTCTGATAATAAATTTCCTATAGGTACTGGTGTAGCACAGCCTGCAACCATTACACAAGATATTTCTTACTCACAGGCTCAAAAGTTAGGTATCCTATTTGATTCAGATAAAGCTTACGCACAGGATGAAACTACTATAATATTTGCTAGTGGTAAATCGATAGCTTATAAGAGAAATGGCTCAAGTCTAAACACCAAGAATCTCCACCCAACCGAGCCACAGTATTGGGATCAAGTCCCAGGACAGGGGGTGCTGATTAATGTTACGGCCTCAAACACATTGTTTAAAAATACACCAAGTTCAACAGGAGTAGGTGCTAAATTTAAAATTAAAGACTCGGGTTCGGGTATTGTTTCTGGTGAATATGTAGCGGATGTAGAACAAGTAAATGTATATAATATATTACCCATACCTCATGGGTCCACTACGGTACTTCTAAGGGAGTATACTCCTTATAATGAGAATTTGATGGGGACTAATGAAAAAGTGTCTTTACTGGTTAATCCAAATGCAACAGCAGATGAAGAGGGTAATTTCGACTGGACTTTCAATTTAAAGGTAATAGTGAACTACCTGTATTCAGGAGCTTCAGGAGCGTCTAAAAGTGTCGGATTTAATATTAATGGTATTTCCATGTCAGCTTTTAAGGATATACTTAAAGATGATCTGGGTCTGGACAGCATTCCGGCATTATCCGGTACTTATCCTAATGCTAGTTATAATACTTATGCTTTTAAAGAAGTCGCAAATAATCAATCAGATACTTTAACTACCTGGCTTAATGATCTTGTAGTAGATAGATGGCGATCTATACAAGCTTGGGCAATTTTATTAACGGGCTCAGTAGACCTTTCTGACTCCTCTAATTTAACTGGTGACGGTGGATATATTGACCCTACTCTTTCAAACGGAGTGGCTGGAGATATTCTTAACATACACATAGCTAACGTTAATGATCCATCAACTCTACAGCTTTCAAGTACAGGTACCTCGATATCTATGTCCACGGACAGTAACAGTAGTAAGATAGGCATTTTTCTAGAAGATACTTGGAGCACAGCTGCGCACGGTACAACTGATCTTATATACTGGAATCTATCACCAGATGGACCTTACGAGTCTATACTGACTGATTATTCTGGAACTCCCGATATAATGACACTATGGGCCGGCGGTACCGATGTTCGTATTGTTCTTAATGTATGTCAGGGTACACCATCAGCTGATAATGGATGGGACAATGCAGATGCTGAGCATGAAGCAGGTAAAGTTAAAATTACCGTTAAATCAGACGCTTCACTAGAAGGAGCTGCACTTCTTAATGAAATCCAAACGAATGCGTGGTCTAATGTTATGGGGTATAATGTGGTACCATTAGATAGTGACACTAACAAATGGTCATTTGACATTAATCAGTGGAAACATGTAAACGGTGGGGATACACATACTGTTACACTAAAACCACCCGAAGCAGTGACCGTTGACTTAGCTGAAGTGGGTATATGGGTTGATCCATATCTTGAACTCGGAAAGATGGAACAAGATCTTGGTAATGAATCGAATCCTTCTGATAATAACATGCTCCAACCAGTAAAATGGAGATGGGGTTATGACAAATCCTACAATCCTACAATTAATTATACTCAGATTGATGGAGATTTTGATGATAGCTTTACTAGTTTGATTCCTAACGGTTATTATTATAATTGTATGATACCAGCTTATAATGTAGTTCCTTTATATCAGGCGTCTGACATTACACCATTTTTTAATACTCATGCTCAACATTCCAATAGTGTCTATACCGGTCCTACTGGTATACCAATTAATGTACCTATTACAAAGTCTACCTTAGGTTTAGGAAAAAAAGTTAATAATATCGATACAGAAGCTAATTGGTTAAAAGGACTGCTTAAATATAGTTTTAATCAGCAGCTGCAGCACTACACATTTACAAAATACGTCCCTTCTTCAACTAGGGTAGTTACTCAAGAAGATTTTACAAATGGAGCTGAATATATTGAAAAGACCTATTCTGCAACAAATGCAACAACTGAAACAACGACTACAATTCCAATTACTGATTGGCAGAATGGAGTAACACGAACTGTACAGTCATATGAGTACGACTATAGTCCAGCATCAATTTCAGAAGGAGACATTGTATATTACCAAGATACTGATGAGAAAACGTTTTCGTTTTATGAATGTATAACTTCTCATGGTGATACCTCAATAGACAATAATTTAATTGACGGTCTCTTGAATGAGAATACGCACTGGCAAACAGTTTATGACTATAATATAGTACTTAATTTCCTAAATTATAATTTAATTACATATACAGTAGTACCAGTAGAAGGTAAATTTCTAGCCTATGATAAGCTTAAAGTAAGAAAAGCACCTACTTCCTCTAACCTTTCATATGAATCTAAGGAAGTGAATGTACAAAGATTGAATTACAGTTTCTCTTCCGAAGGTTCGTTGGCAACTCCAACCTTTAGTGGATTATCACCAACATCAGAGAAACTATTACAGCTCGAATATAATGGACAATTGGATACGGGTGGAAGTAACTGGAATACTGAACGATTTAGTAACGATGCAATTGCAGCCAATGATATCTTTGCTAATCCTTCTATAATTAAAATACAATTAAAAAATTCACATCTTCCAAGTCATCATAGATTAAGAAAGATAGTTGCATCTCCGGGTGTACCTGATTACAATATTATAATTAATGATAAAGTAACAGTATACGCAGATGCAGTTGAAGATACAGAAATGCCTACTCTCTATTATCAGGAAGGTATGTTTTTCTTAGAATCACCTGATAACTCTAATAAGTTAACTTCGGAGAATAGAATAGACTTTTTACCTCCACAGTCACCATACACGGCCAAAACTACCGGACTCCCTGCTGATTATAACTCTTGCTTTTCGCTTCATACAAATGGGGAATCAGCATCGTCGGCTTTTAACACGCAAACAAATAGAGCTGCATTTACAGGAGATGCATATGGTATAGCTAAAAATTTAAAAAATAACAACAGTTCAGACTTTCTTATCAATGAAGGAGATAATCGTATTCCGGATCTTCATGAATCAGGAACTATAAAACTAAGCCCATTAGAAGGAATAGAGGGTAATATAACACGTGATGGCTCTATTGTTCACTCAATAAATAGACCAAATGATGTAATGATAAATGCTGTAAATTATACTAAAGAAGACTGTAGACTATATGATAACGGTCTTAGAGTAAATCTTCATCCTTATATAACTAACTTTGCGTTAAGGTCGTTTTTTCTTGAACTAAAGACTTCTAGTTTGATTAATCACGTTGAAGATTGGCGAGCAAATCACGCCGACATTGCCGGATGGGAGGGCCTAGTAGATAATGAATATTATAGATATAATATAGACTCTGAATACTATAACAATAAGATTACCGGTATACTTGGTAGTCTGGCAGCAAAAATTATTTTCCCTAAACTAGATGATAATGTAGACTCAGGTACAATAAACCACTATCGTTCTGATGAGGGTAGTATTATTGGTGATGTAGCTATTGAAGAAAATTCTGAACAGACTAATATTGAATGGATGGCAGTAAGTTCAAATTTTGTTATTCCTGATGCTATATTAAGTTGTACAGGGACAATGCAATTTTGGGATAAAGCGGATTCTACGGCACCGGATACAATAACAACTGTTGACGGTTATTGGCCTCGTAAAGGGGACAATTATTCGAATATACATTCCGGTCGGCAAATTGAGTCATCTAAATACTTGTTTGATTGGAATAAACTAAAAGACGATGCGGCAAACATTAATATTAAATGGAATACTCATCAATACATAGAAGGGTTATACAATCAACCGGGTTTGTTACCTAATGATAGAAAATTATTAAGACGTGAATTCCCTTATAATTATAACATATTACAGAATATTAACTCGACAACTAATCCGGTTGATTATAGTCAAACTAGATATTCTGAAGTTGATAATTTGGATAAGCTTATGTTATCTGCTTACTCAACTTTAGGATCTGGTGTATACGGACCACCGACGACCGGCAGCGGCAGAGCATGGACATTCGGAGATCAAGCATCAACGACATCAGTTGTGTTTAATGATATAGTAAAAATTGACCCATTAACATCTTGTACAAGCATATCTTATGTTAATGGGCCCCTCTCGATGGTTACTAGCTCTGATGGATCGGAAACTAGCATTAGAATAAAGATACCCCATAATAAGATTCATAAATGGGTACACATGGCGTTGGCAAATCAATCAATAGCCAACAATACAGTAACAACTGCCTTTGATGCTAATAATAGTTCAATTCTACATAGACAATTACATAATCCTGAAATGTTTAATTTTAATTCATTCTTTACATTTGAAAGTTCAACGGAGTCATCAACAATAACCTCAAAACTTATATATCTTAATGATGGTATGCGCGCGAGTGATGGTCTCAGTTCAGAATTTAATGTAATCTCTGGAACTGCCACTATTGGGGTTGAATATCGAATTTGGTATCCTAATGACTCTACAGGAGTCAGTGGTTTCAAAACATATGATTACCCAGACTGGTATGAGAATTCAGGTTGGGGAGTGGATGATAACATTATTGTAGAGTTCTTAATACCATCAACACCAGGTGCTGATTTTATAAATTCATTAGTATCAGTTTCATTTACCCATTATCAGAATCTTCATGTAGTTGCCCCCACTAGCACCGGTGCTAGTATTGCGGATTCCAGTAGCCAAGCTTGTGGATTTGGAGCACGGAGTATTATTTCATCTTCAACTGCGAGTACTAACACCACCCTCACCGATCAATCAGATTACCATGGTAAATTCAAAGATGGTAACGGACTCTCATGGACAGATGAAAAATATAAACTAGAAGAGTATAGACTATCCGATAATGCAACTGACTCTGATATTAAGGATAATACTACCACTTTATTATACTTACCAGTAGACAGTGGTGCAATCCTTAAAACAATTAATCAATTTTCTGGAGTATCAACCTTAAAATTTACTGAGATTGGTAGTAACCCATATGAGTACTTTACAGGTATTATTACTAATATACAACTATCTCCCGCTAAAACAGGGTTTGGGTATACAACTGCTACGGCTGTAGATTCTGGTGGTGCACAAATTCAAATAAAACCAAATTGGGGTAACATGATAAGTAGTGGTACCGCAGCTCCTAAAATATCATTTACTGCGTCCAACACGGGTGCTGTATCTATATTTGAAGTATATAAACCTGATAACGCTTCATCCGGCAATATTGTTTCAGGTCAGGATTCTATGGGTTATTGGGTAGGACAAAATTACAATATAGGGGAATTTGATGATCGACATTTAAGCGTTAATTGGCATTCAATTTATGATGTTAAGAATGCTGCCAACACAGGACTAAAATTTACTACTGATTCTGCAACTGAAAAGTCTTTACCATCTTTACAGTTTAGCGCAGACGGGACTAATGGTAAAATATCTAAAATTACAAGGAACACTCCGGCGAATGGAGTGGATAGTAGCTTCTATGTATGGAATCAGTCAGCTAGTAATAGTTCAGGGACATTTGGTCTTGGTATATGGGGTCTAACACTCAGTCTGGATGATAATACAAGTAAAACAATCAGGAATTCCGGTGTAACTAATCCCGATTTTGAAGTTGGAGAAAGCTCAATTGGAGCATCTATAAGTGCTGTGCATATTTTAAAAACAGGATACGGATATGCTGGTAATATTAGTACCAGCTCAGCACTCACTCTGAACTCGTACATGGATTCTATAGCACTACAAAAGATACTTAGTTTCGAAGATGCAGTTGCACAGGGAATGATATTGAATAGTAGTACTATTACTAATGTGACCTGGGATGCTGGAACGTGGTTAAATACCATTGGTTCGTATGATTTAGTAGATATTCAGTTTATATCAGATGTTGCACCAATAGTTAAATCTAATGTGGCAGCTCTGAATAATGTAGAATTAGAACTCTTATATGATGGAGGGCAGGACGCCGTTTTTACAAATAATGGTTCTTCGTTCTTTGAAGCTATAGATGGTAATAGACATATTACATTTGTTAGCTATAGCGATAGTGGGTACAGTGATGATCGAATTAGGAATATTCGAGACAATATTAGTAATATAGCTCAGGACTCACGAACAACTATGGAGACAAACTATCTCGGATGGTACAGTGACCCAGAGAAAGCTGGTCTGCAAGACACAGCTAGATTGTTTAGTTGGGGTTCCGAAAATTCCGTTTACAATAATGTAACAATTAAGTCTATTTTTCAGAACGATTTATCCTTTCTTCAGTTAGTTGATAATGTAAGTGGTGTATTAGATTCAAACTCTGATGTATGGTTAGAAGCTTCAGGAAATGCTTACTCTTCAAATAATATTACTCTTACTCCAATTGGAGGTAATAGTACGTCGGATCATACTGCGTTAGCAGAGCACCTAAAAGATTTTATAACACTTGATTTTAATTATATTGATAACACAGACGATGTGAATAATTTATCTACTCGGTTTATAGCTGAACTTCATCCTTCTAAAGGTACAGCATTAAACAAATATGTTACAAGGAATATTAAGTTAAAGAACTCTTCTAATTTATTAAATATATTTTTAGATGTTAACAGACCTTTTGGGACAGATATTGAGGTATATTACAGAACACATACAGAAGATGATATGATTGATGAGTCAAATTGGATTCTTGGAGAACCTGTAGGTGGTACAGACATACCATTTAATGATAATCCTAATGTTTTTACAGAGACTGAGTATTATATAGATAATGTTATTTCCGCTAATAATATGTTCACAACATTTGCTATAAAAATAGTATTTAAATCCGCTAATAGTTCTGTTATACCTCAAGTTAGAGACTTAAGAGCAATTGCACTAAATGTATAGAGGTTAGAGGTTATGGGAAATTTAATACCTGTTAAAGGTCATTCAGGGTTATATAGAGATTCAAACACAATGGCCATTATAAATACTAACAACACTTCTACTACTGATAGTAATATTAGATCAGCTAAAAGTAAGATGAAACAGAGGGATGATGATATTAAAACATTACAGTCAGATGTTTCTGAAATTAAACATATTTTAAAACAGTTATTGGAGCTAAGATAAGAAATGGTACATATCCTAGATAAATCGACAAGAATTAATGTCACAGAATCAGACACATTTAATGAATGGCGTTTAAAAACAAATGAAATAGGCTCCTTTATTGGTGATAAGCACCATATTGCTAGATATTCTACTATAAATTATGATTGGATTCCTTTATGGACTGATACAGAACTCTTAAACGGGAATGACGAGAATAGAAAACATCCCGATACTAAAGTCCCTTACAGGAAAGCTTTGGTTAATATAAAAATACAGGGTATGCATGCTCTAGAGTCAACCTCTACCGAAGATTGGGTCGCTATGCAGACAGAAACTACCCAATCGATTATCAAACAAGAAATTGACTTTGGAGGTATGCTCACAGAAGAAAATATTAGAGTTACTATTAAAACACATCAGCCAGGTGCTGTTAATGATGATGATAGGTATTACTATGGTGATGTTGGTACTGATTACCCTTATGGCTACGCTGATAATGACATTTTAACTATTCGTGGATCGTCTATAGGTGGTGTAGATGGGATAAATGATCTTAAGGTTAAGGTGGCAGTGACAGCGAGTCATGTTAATGAGGGTGTTACCTTTAAATATATTAGTAATGTAAAAATTTCAGGTCAGCCTATTAACGAATCAGAATATGGATCAGACTACATAACTCTGGCATTAACTAAATTACCTCCGGCCTCCATATATAACGAACTTCATCAGATTAGGTCCGATTTAGCCGGCGAACAGGAAAATCCAAACTTTATTCCTTTTACAAAATTAACAACTAATGCACAAACTATAGCATTAGCTATTAATGAAGTTAATGCAAAAATTCAAGGTACACAAGGTAATTTAACATTACTTAAAACTATTGATGACGAATTACAATCAATACCTTGGTCTAAATATTATAAACAATATACGATTGATGGTAATGGCAATACCACAATCACTGATGGTTATAAAATAGATGATATTGTCTATGTAGACCCAACGATTATAAATGACATCGGGGATACCCTATATTTTAAATCTATTACTGAATATAATGTAGACAATCCTGTATCCCGGGATAATGACGGAAACTTTGATCGTAGTTATAATCTAACACAACAAGGTCAGGGTAACCTCGTTGAAAATGGGGTTCCTGTCGATTCATCAATAACATGGTTTCAAGTTGACAGTACTGTATATTCCTCCATGTCATTGAATAAATCCTTAAATATAGTTAATACTAGTCTCGGTATTACTAGTAATAACACACTAGCTTCATTAAAAAATAACCATCCTGACTATACCGGCCCACAAGATACTATATATCATTCCCTAAGAAATATTGATTCTTATATAGGTAATTACTTAGGACTTAAATCTCAAGTATATAATAGATATGTTAACCCATACCGTACAGTAACATTAGATGGAGTTGCTACTAATAATATAGACTATTCTAGTATAGGAACCGGAGATCCTGGTACTATAAAATTACCTACAGGTATGTTGCTTAGTCAGGCCTTTACGGATCCTAACGACTTGGAATATAATTTCTTACCTGTTGATGCTGACAAAAATGGCCTATATGCGCAATGGACTACACAAGTAACCGAACCCTATCAGTTATACACTAAATCTTATCATCCTGATACCAACGTCTTCAACGGTTTTGTTGCAGCAGCTGATGACGACATTGTAGTAGCTCTAACTAAGCTTAGGTTAAGAGTAGATATGCTCACAGAAGAGATATATC